TTCATACAGCGGCGAATCCCTTTGGCGGTTGGGCGGCGATGAAGAATCAATTGGAGGGAGAGAAGAGGGAAACAATTCTTTGCCGGGCCTATGGAGTCCCCGTTCGTCAAAGTCGGGCAATTTTTCCGAATTTAACCGATAAAAACTTCGTTACCTCTGACAAACTGCCTGATTTCTCGGAAGCAAACTGGGTATTATCGATTGATCCGGCGGGAGCAAAACCGTGGACAATGGTCCTCTTTGCAATCGATCCCCACGGGGTAGCCTGGGCGGTAAAGGAATTCCCCGACTTCGACACTTGGGGAGGGTGGATTGATCTGACAAAGGATAAACTGTCTGCCGGCGAGGCTGCCCAACCGAACGGGTACGGCCTCAAGGATTATGCCGATGAGATTAGAAGGATGGAGAAGATGTGCGGGGATAGTGAGGTCATCCGCATAATCGACCCGAGGCTTGGAGCGGCGAGCTATCAAAAGGCGGAAGGCAGTTCCAACATTATCGATGATTTAGCGGATGAAGATATTATTGTTCAACCTGCCGAAGCGTTAGACATTGAGACCGGTCTTCAGGCAATAAACAATTTATTAGCATGGGATCGGGAGAGGGAGATGGATTTGGATAATAAGCCTAAATTGATGTTTAGCGATGAGTGCCAAAATCTCATAAGTTGTATGCAAGCATACCAGCCCGGAGATTTGAAAAATCCGAGTAAGGATTTTGTCGATTTAGCCAGGTACTTTGCCGTGGGCAACTTTGAATATTTCAGTGAGGAGGAAATGGTATCAACAGGCGGAGGAGGATATTAATTATGGGAAAAGTAAAAAAGTGGAGTAAAATGCAGAGGGACCAGGTTGTGGTGTTGCGGAAGACGGGAATGAGTTGGCCGAAGATTAGTAAGCAGTTAAATATCCCTCGTTCGACCTGTCGTGGGATTTGGGTTGAGGATTCGGATGGGGAAGTGGCTTTACCGGTTCCCTCGGCAAATCAGATAGAAAAAGCAAAAGTGCTTAAACTGGTTCCTAATCCTCGGCTCATGCTGATACATTTTACGGATCGGGAAGGGTATGCCCGATGTGTGAAGAGGCCGGAGGATAATTATCCGATAAAATCTGAAGTCTATGTCAAGAAAGTCGAGGGAGACGATGATCTGTATCGAATCGCCTGATCAGACGGACCGGCGGATTGATGCGATGTTACGGGAAATGGTGGTAGAGGAGGGCTTGGCGGCATTTGAGGAGGGGAGAGATCCGAGAAGTCACACTTTACAGGAGATTGCAGACTTTAGTGGGGTGGGTTTTGAGACTATGAGACGAATCGAAAAAGCAGCCCTGAGTAATTTAAAAAAAATAATGTTACAATTGAAAATCAATGAGTGAAGGTAGTGGATTAGAAGTACAGGAGTTTGACGAAAAAGGCCCTGATGTAGATGCGATTAAGCATGAATTTAATGATGCAAAGGCGAATTTATCCTTTTGGATGGATAAAGCTGAAGAGGCGAGGGAATGTCGGTTTAATGAATGGGCTGGCAAGGATGGAAGCGGCAAGAAGAATGGACCTGAAGCCTTTCCTTGGGACGGGGCAAGTGACCTTGATCCCTCGCTTGTTAATCCTCTGATCGATGGGGATGTAGCTTTACTTTCTCAGTCGCTGTCACAGGCCAACCTGGTAGCCGCTCCCGTCGAGAGTTCCGACATTGGCAGTGCTAAGATGGTAAGTGAGTTTTTAAAATGGCGGATGAACTCAATGACGGAACTCCCTCGGGAATGTGCCATCGGAGCAAACTACCTTTTACAAAATGGTATCACTTTCTTTGGCACTTACTGGAAGAGGGAAACCACTCGAGTATTCAAGGATATCAGCCTTGAGGAAATTGCCCAAATGTCACCCGAGCTGGCAATGGCAATTCAGGACCCTGAGATGAAGGAGGGAGTCGAGGAGATGTTATTTCCGTTATTTCCTAATTTGAAGAAGAGACGGGTCAAGAAGATGATTAATGAATTACGGAATAAAGGAGCAACTAAAGTTCCGACTGAAAAAGCGGTAGTTAATCGTCCGGCCATTAAAGCTTATGAGTTGGGTAGGGAGATAATCATTGATTCTAATGTGATCGATTTGGAATCTGCCAGGTCAATTCACTGTATTCATTACTACAGCCCCGAGGCACTGATGCAGAAAGTAAATGAGGGCTGGGATAAGAAGTGGATTGAGGAATTGATTGAGAACTCGAAAGGATTTTATTCGGAGGAGAGTTATTCCACGGATCTCATGTCATATGACACCGGTAATTTTTACGGCCAACAAGATTACGAGGGTATGGTTCGGGTAATTACGACATATCGTAAGGAATTGGATGAGGATGATGTGCCTATTTGCACCATTACTTGCTGGGCAGATGAAGTTGAGGGTCATGGCTTCCATAGTCCGATGGAATATGATGAAGGGAGATATCCCTTTGTTTGCATTACTCGGGAGAACTTAAATCACCGATTGCTCGATTCCCGTGGATATCCCGAGCTTTTAAAGAGTTATCAGATTGCTGTAAAAACAGAACTCGACAGCCGGCGCGACCGTGCCTCGATGAGTACTATGCCAGCCGCTGAATATGTCGTTGGCCGAAAGCCCGAACGGATCGGACCCGGCGCACAGATTCCAGTTCGCCGCCGTGGAGAGTTTGGATTCGTTGAGATTCCTCGCTACTCACCGGCAAGCATGGAGGTGGAGATGCAGTTAAGACAACTCGCCAACAAGATAACTGGCCGAGCAACATCCGCCGAGGATGCAGTTGAAGCAAACAGTATTAGACAGCACTTGGTTAATCAATGGCTCAATGGATTCAAACAGATTTTAAATCGGATATGGTGCTTGGATAGAACTTATGGTGGTCCACAGATATGGTTCAGAGTCACAAATAACGAACAAGGTGCAATGCTCATGTTGGATGAGACTGCTGAGATTTATGATTTTAATATCACTTGGAACAGCATGAACCAGGACGAGGAAAAGGTTCTTCAGAAGTTGGATACAGTTGGTAAATTAATGGCTCAGTATGATCGCCAAGGCGTTGGCAGATATGATGTATATCTCCGTAAAGTCCTTGAGGCTATTGATCCTAATCTTGCCGGCCAACTGATTGCTCCAGTTGAAGAGGCAACGGATAAGGAGATTCAAGAAACTTCTGCCGACATTGCTAAAATCGCATCGGGTCAGGTTGTTAATGTTCCCCAACAGGGTGTAAATTCTCAGCTTCGTTTACAGAAGTTACAGGAGTACCTCAGAGGAACTCCTGAAGTGCCCGCAACCGATGTCCAACAGCGTATGCAAGAGGACGAGAACTTTGCGAAGAGACTTCAGACATATGCGGGTCAGCTCGAAATGATGCAAATGCAACAAAAGAACGCAATAATTGGCCAGCTAGGTACTGCCCCTGGCAATGTACCAGGTACATCGATGGCCGCTTAAACAAAAGGAAATATTATGCCACCATACGGAAAAGGAACATACGGATCGAAGGTCGGAAGACCATCCAAAAAAGCTAAAGCAATGGGCAGAAAGAAAATGTCTCCCGCTAAGAAAAAAATGCTCAAGAAAAAGTGAGTAAGCCGACTAAGGTCAATTCCCCTAGAAGAATCCGCAAGGGTGAGCCAGGATATGGGAAGAAGAAATTTGTCGTACTTGCATCAGAGAATGGCAAGACGAGGACAATTCGCTACGGGGATGCAAACATGAAAATCCGTAAGTCCAATCCCGATGCCCGTAAATCTTTCCGAGCTAGGCATAAGTGCGATCAGAAGAAATCAAAACTAACGGCGGGCTATTGGTCTTGCCGGAAATGGTGATGCCAAAGGACGCTTGCTATAAAAAGGTAAAGGCTCGGGTGAAGGTATTTCCATCAGCCCGAGCATCTCAGCAGATTGCCAAGTGCCGGAAGTCGAAGGGTCAGGTTCGCAAGTCTACGGCCGGATCTTCGTTGAAAAGATGGGGTGCTGAGAAATGGAAAGATACACGGACCGGCAAACCATGTGGTCAAGGCGGAAAGAATGAATATTGCCGCCCGACTAAAAGAGTTTCGAGTAAAACACCTAAAACCAAATCGGAGATGAGTAAAAGTCAGTTAAAACGCAAGAAGGCTGAAAAGTCGAAGGTTGGAATGGGACGAAGAGTAAAACCAGTAAGAAGGAAAAAATGACATTAGGAGATGCAATTGCCGGACTTGGTGAGCAAACTGAGTGGTTAGTAATAAAAGATTTTATAAAAGAACAACGGGATATGTGCTTGGTCGATTTTCAAGACTACACCCATGTGGATAATCCTCAGAAACTCGCTCGTTTAAGCGGTGAGATTGCTGGGCTTTCCCGAATTATTGAAAGTTTAGAAAATGCCGAACCTAACCCCCCATCAGCAGTTTAAAAACGAACATCATGCACTTCTCAATCGTTGGTTAGAGGAAAGTGATATTGAGGATTTAGAAATCGCAAAAATAGCGATGGCCGACATCGAGGATTGGTTGGATGAGGAGGTAGTGACATTCGACCCCGACACTGATCTTGAGTAAGCGACTGGGATACATTTACGAACAAGACTTTTTTGCGAAAGCACTCCGACATGGGTTAGAAGTCTTTGTTCCGCTGGGCGATTACTTGCCTCAAGACTGCATTGTGGTAAATGCGGCTGGTAAAAAATTTAATGTTCAGATTAAGGGTACGGAAATGGCCCGTGAACCCGTTAAAAGATACAAGTTTACTTGTACGACCGGCAGAGTTTCCAAAAAGCCACTTGACTGCACGAAGGTCGATGTTTTGGCGGCACTTTGTGACGATATTGGAGTTTGGTATTTAATCCCGTGCTTGGCGATTGATTCTGCTGTAACGATTGGCGTTTACCCCCATATTGCCAATTCTAAAGCGAAGCACGAGAAATTTAAAGAAAACTGGGAAATATTTAAAACTGCCTGAGTAATTTATCCGCCCCCCTGCTATACTTGTAACTGGTGCATCATATTGGTGCGCAGATTAACGCAAGAGTGCGAACTTTAAACGCAGAAACATGGCAGATACAGAATTGACCGAGGCTTCGGGTACAACAACGGAAGCAGAAATACAACCAACGCAAAGCATTACGACCCTCGAGGAGTTGACGGCATCGTTCGTCGACAAAGTAGAGGAGAGTGAAGCGAAACAGGAATCTGAAGTGGAGCCTGGTCCCGAGACCACAACCGCAGATGCAGATACCGACCAGGATCAAGATGTTCTTTTACAGTCAACCGAATCTGAGGAATCAGAGGAGGAGGAAACGGAAGAGATAGCCGAAGAGGAAGAGGAAACAGAGGACGAAGCTGAACCGCAGTCAAAGGCTGTTGGTAAACTTCTGAAACAGGTGAATCGCTTGACCGCTCGCAGTAAATCTAGCGAAGAGTTAGTCGAAACACTTAAAG